GTGCTAGTAGCTGTCGGTTGGTGGCCGCCTAATATCCCGTTTGAGCTACAAGACTTGCAGACGGTGGCTAAAGTGTTGACAGAGGCACACAAAAAAAGGTAGCGACGCTATGGGCATAACCGGACAAGTAGACGTATACGGGGTGCAAGCGGCGTTGAGGGAGTTAAACGACATTGACCGCAAAATTAGGCGGCAAGTGACTAAAGACATTAAAACCGTTGGCGACCAAATTGTGCAAGACGCGCGAAGCATGGTGCAAAGCCAATCGCGTAAACAAGGTGCCCCGTTGTCGGGTATGCGTCGCGGCTCGCTTATTCGTGACCGTGCAGCGGCTTGGGATTTATCCGAGGTGCAAAAGGGCTTAGGTATTAAAGTTGGTGCTCGAGCTACTCGCGAAAAATACGTGGATTTTAACCAAGGCGGTTACACCCGGCAGGTTGTGTACGGTGCGAAGCCGTACCAGCTAATGGTGGTGCAGCAAAAGAGCTTTGCGGGCGCTATTTATGACCACGTGGGTATTGGCATTAGCGGTATACGCAATTCTAATTTTATTGGAAGCCTGAACTCTAAAGCCTCTATTGGTACTGCACCGCGTGTTACTAACAGAGCTGTAGAAAACAACCGCGAAGAGGTAACCGCCGAGCTACTAAGCATTGTGGGTAAAGTTATGCAACAGACAAACCGTAATTTGGTGGTGACCCGTGGCAATTAACATACCGATTTTAACTAGCTTTAGTGGTAAGGGTGTTGCCGACGCTCAACGCGAATTTAAAAGCCTTACGACAACAACGCAAAAGGCTGGCTTTATTTTGCAGCGCGCATTGCTGCCAGCTGCCGCCGCTATCGGCACGATTACGCAAGTTATTGCCCCGGCTATCAAAGCGGCCTCGGATTTTGAGGAAGCAACCAGCAAGGTAAACGTAATTTTTGGGCGGGCGTCTAAGAGCGTTAAAGACTTTGCCAATACTGCCGCTCGAGAGCTTGGCCAGTCTAAACAATCTGTGCTCGACGCTGCCGGTGCTTTCGGCACTTTCGGTAAAGCTGCCGGGCTTGCTGGCGAGGATTTAAGCACGTTTACAACCGACTTTGTAACGCTGTCTACTGACCTAGCCTCGTTTAACAACACAACGCCCGAGGAGGCCGTACAGGCCATTGGCGCGGCCCTACGTGGCGAAGCAGAGCCTCTACGCCGTTTTGGTGTATTGCTCAACGACGCCACCCTAAAAGCCGAGGCAATGGAATTAGGCATATACAAGGGCAGCGGTGCGTTAACAGCTCAACAAAAGATTTTGGCGGCACAATCCGCTATCTATAAACAGACAGGCGACGCGCAAGGCGACTTTGCTAGGACAGCCGACAACCTCGCAAACAAGCAACGCACACTAAGCGCATTGTTTAAAAACTTTCAAATACAACTAGGCCAACAACTACTACCAGCGGCAACCGATTTTGCTAACGGCCTAGTAAAAATTAACGACGCGTTTAGCGCTATGCCTACCCCGGCAACCAACGCAACCATAAAAGTTGGCAAATTTGGCAAGTTAATTGGCGAGCTCATTAACCCCATTTCGTTGTTTGTTAACGGCTTACAACTTATTGGCTCGGGTTTCTTTGACGCCAAAAAAGAAACAGGTGCATACAACCAAGAAATGGGTAGGTCTAACCAAGCACAAATGCGTATGGCCGACGCCGCCGGGGAGTTTAATAAAAAGTTTCAAGAGACACCGCCAGCTATTAGCGGCGCTAAAAAAGAGGTGGAAAGTTTTGCCACGGCGTTAAAAGAAAAATTGGGCGAGGCAGTAGACACGGCTAAAGACAAGCTGGCCGAGGCGCAAGGCGAATTTAACGATTTTGCCACCAAGGTAAGCGACGCCGTTAAGGGCGCCTTAGATTTTAACGCCGCGCTTGAGGCTGGCGATTATGGCTTTAAAGGCTTTTTAGACGCGCTACGTGACCAAGTTAAAGGCGTTGTCGAGTATTCCGTAAACCTTGGCAAAGCCTTGGAAATGGGTTTAAGCCAAGACGCATTGGGCTACGTAATGGACGCTGGCAACGTCGCTGGCGCCGAAATAGCCTTAGAGCTTGTAAAGGGCGGGCAAACCGCTATAGACGAAACTAACGCGCTTGTAGAGGCCGCTCAACGGGCAGCCGACAAAGTAGGCATACAAGCCGCCAACAATTGGTACAAAACAGGCGTAGACCAAGCCCAATTTATTGTTAATGGCCTTGAGGCAGAGCTAACCAAATTAACGCCAAAACTTATGGCCAAAATGGACCAAATAGCCGCAAAAATGAAACGCACGGTCAACATTGACGTAACCGTTACCGAGCGTGTTAACCGCATTGTTTCTAGTATTAGCAGCTCAATACCTCAAATGGCCGACGGCGGCATAGTCACGGGGCCAACGCTTGCCATGATTGGCGAGGCAGGCCCCGAGGCTGTTATCCCGTTATCGCAAATGGGCAACATGGGCGGTAGCGGCGTAACAATTAACGTGGCTGGCGGGTTGTCTACTAGCGCCGAAATAGGGCAAAGCGTTGTTAACGCATTGCGGGCGTACTCGCGAACCGCTGGCCCGCTACAACTAAACGTGGCTTAACATGGCTGTTGCTGTAGTCCAATCGGGTAACTATGACCTACAAATAGCGACAGGTTTCCAGCTCAACGCGTTTACGCTTGACGACGCTACGCGCGGGGTGCTTAACAATACCGAATACGTCTTAGACGGTATAGGCGAATTTGCAAGCGTTTTAGACGGCGCGCTAAACGTCAACGTGCGCCGAGGCCGACGCGACCAAGGCGACACGTTCGGCGCTGGCACCATGACCTTTACACTCGACGACACGCTAGCCAATGGCGTTTTTAACCCGTTCAATTTTGACAGCCCGTTTTATGACACGGCACAAGCTTTACCCGGATTAGCCCCAATGCGCGAGGTACGGCTACTACGTTACGACACGCTAAACGCCCCGCAATACATTTTTAACGGCTACATAGTTAACTACGACTACAATTTTAGCCTTGGCGGTACCGACACGGTAGAGGTGTATTGCGCTGACCAATTCTATTTGCTAAGTCAAACCGTTTTAAACGAGCTCAACGTAACCCCCGAAACCTCGGGCGAGCGCATAGAAACCGTCCTAAATTTGCCCGAAGTAGCGTTTCCAGTAGCGGCCCGCAACATTGCTACAGGAACCGTAAACCTCGGCCACGACGCCGCCTACACCGTGCCCGCCGGTACCAACGTACTTAACTACCTAACCCAAATAAACGACACCGCCGAATTTGGGCGGCTCTTTATGTCTCGGGCAGGCGTCCTAACTTTTCAAAACCGAATAGGCAACACGCTTGCGGGCAGCTCGGCAGACTTCCACGACGACGGCGCACCCGGCACACTTAGATTTACGGGCGTAGGCATATCCTTTGAAGCCGACCAAGTAATAAACCGCGCCGTAGTTACCGCCCTTGACGACAAAACCGCTACCGCTGTAGACGCTGGCAGCATTGCCACGTACTTTATACAAACCAACAGCATTGGCAACAGCCTTTTACACGAGCAAACAGCCATAGACGACGCCGCCGACTACCTACTAAACGGGCAACCCGAGGCCCGCTACACGTCAGTAGAAACGACGTTTACCGTCCTAACAGCTGCACAACGCGACACGGTAGCCACCCTTGAAATTGGCGATACAATCACTATAGAAAAGACTTTTACCACGGGCCTAACTACCAGCGAGCTAGCCCAAGAGCTAGCCATAGAGGGCATAGAGCACCGCCTAAATTTTGCCACCGGGCATAGCGTCCTAATTAGTACGAGCCCTACGGTGATTGTGTACGAATTTATTTTGAACGACGCAATTTACGGAATTTTAGGAATAACCGACCCGCAACCCGTTTTAGGATAAAGTACGAATATGGCAACAACCCCGTACCCTTTTGTTAGCGGCAACGTCTTAACGGCCGAGCAACTTAACTCGACTTTTAACGTACCGATTAACGCTCAGACCGCTAGTTACGTGCTGCTCGCCAGCGACGCGGGTAAGCGTGTCCAAATGAACGCGGCTGGGTCAACAAGCATCACCGTTAACACGTCACTTTTTAGCGCTGGCGACAATCTTTTTATACAGAACATTGGTGCCGGCACTTGCACAATTACGGCTGGCACAGCAACGGTAAGTACTACTGGTTCGTTAGCGTTGGCGCAATATGGAGGTGGCACGCTTTATTTTACAAGTGCTAGCGCTGCTATTTTTTTTCCTAGTGGCGGAATAGGTTACGGCGTTGCGACGGGTGGAAGTTCGTCGAGTATTACTGATGGCGGTATTGCTTATACGCTGCTAACTTTTACTTCAGATGACAACCTTGTGGTTTCTAAGGCTGGTTTGTTTGACTGTTTGTTAATTGGTGGCGGCGGTGGCGGCGGTGCAAACGGAACAAGTACTCAGTACATAGGTGGTGGTGGTGGTGGTGCCGCAACACTCTCCACGGTTTACCTTGCCGCAGCGACATACGCAATTGACATCGGTGCTGGCGGCGCTAAAGGTGCTAACGGTTTATCCTCACGATTAAACACAGCATTAGAAAGCCTTACGGCTACGGGCGGCGGTTCAGCCGGCGGTCACAACGGGGCTACAGGTGTGCAAGCACAATCACGCGGTAGCGGCGGTGGCGGTGCTGGCACGACAGTTGTCGCAAACTACACAGGGGCCGCTGGCGCACAAGGTT